GCTGCCCGGCATTCTGTTCGTCGTCTCCTCGAAGCAGACCAACGATGACTTCACGGCCAAGCGGGTCAAAGAGTCGATTCTCGACCCGACAGTGTTCGTGCGGGATTACGCTCTTTGGGACGTCAAGCCGGACATCTACTACTCTGACGACTGGTTCCATGTGGTGGTGGGGAACGAGCAAGCTCCCAGTCGAATCATCGAGGTCGATGAAGACCTCGATGAGGTGAGGGTGCTGCTCCCCGAGGACTGCGTTGTGATCGAAGTTCCGGAGGACTTCCGAGTAGACTTCGAGAAAGACTTGGAAGGGGCCATCCGGGACCTTGCGGGCGTGGCCACCGTCTCCGTGAGCCCCTACATCCAACGCCGTACCAAGATCGTTGAAGCCATCCGTCCGGGCATGAAGCACCCTTTCAGCGTGGAGGTGTACGACCCCTCGCAGCCGGGGAGGTTCTACTGGCACAAGATGCTGCGGGCTGCTTCGGACGCCGAGGGCGGCAACAGGCCCATCCTGAGCCCCTACGCTCCCCGACACATCCACATCGACCCGTCGATGACAGGCGACTCCACAGGCTTCGCCATGGGGCACATCTCAGGCTGGCGTGAGGTCGTCCGGAGGGACGACGAGGGGAACAAGTACCCCGAGCGTGCTCCGGAGATCACGTTCGACGTGCTCTTGAAGATCGTCCCGCCTATCGGAGGGGAGATCGTCCTCGGCGAGATACGAAAACTCGTCTACCAGTTGAGCAAGCACGGGTACATGATCACCTGCGTGTCGATCGACTCGTGGAACTCCGCCGACGCGATCCAGAAGTTGAATCAGCGAGGCTTCAACGCGATCCAGTTGTCGATCGACAGGACGATGGGACCCTACGACCTTCTGAAGACGGGCCTCTACGAGGACCGCATCTACTACTACGAATACGAGCCTCTCCTTCGGGAGCTACGCGAGGTCGAGCACGACCGCATGAAGCACAAGGTGGACCACCCGCTGCGTGGCTCGAAGGATATTTCAGACGCAGCGGCCGGGGTCATGTGGACGCTCACTGAAAACTCCTCCGCACTGCCTCTCCCCATCCTCCGCAGCGTTCCGCAGAACGGGGATGCGTGGATGCAGGAGCACCAGCAAGCGGCGATGGCGAGGAGCTACGGGAGCGAGGACACCTCGGATATGTCGGAGAGTACGGCTTTGCCTCCGTTTCTGGTAGGCTCTGGAAGCGATTGGGGCGACTGATCGGTTTCCACGCTCGGTCGCACGTGGTATTAGAGCAGCATGGACAGCGAACTCAGGCGGCAACTGGAGGAGATCTTCGGAGGCGACATGAACGTCGCACCCGGGGGTACAGGAGCCGTGCTCATTCGCCCATCGAAGTTGTCTTTGGAGGTCGCGCAGCAAGCCGTCAGGGCTATGCCGATAGACGGGTTGTATCGAGACGTAGGTGCTGTCGCAGCGCGTGTCCTAGCGGATGAACTGGAGAGGCAGTCTCTCCGGCCGGCGGACTACGCTAACCTCCCCGATCTTCCGAAGGCAGCAGCGAAGCGAATCGTTGGCTACCTTCTCCGGTCGGAGGAGTTTGCTCGGTCGTTCTCCGAGCACCTGGCCGCGAGGGGATAGTGGGCGCTGTACAGAATGTTGTTGATCGCCTGCGTGGTGCGTTTGTCTCGGATAAGGAACGGGGAGGGCAACTACTCGCCAAGGGCAGCACCTCTCCAACGTATCCGGACTCTGGGTACGACCTGCTTCAAGCCTACGGCTACGATGCTCTGTCGGACTATCTCCGGTTGGAGCACGATCTCCTCAGTCGCTATGTCGACTACGAGGAGATGGACGACTACCCCGAGGTCTCGTCGGCCATCGACATCTACGCGGACGACGCCTCACAGCCGGACACGCAACTCCAGCGCACCGTGTGGGTGTCCAGTCCGGACAAGACCCTTCAGGGCGTGCTCGACGATCTGTTCCATAAGCGGCTCCGCCTGGACGAGGAAATCTGGGAAATCGTGCGCTCCCTGGTGAAGTACGGGAACGACTACGAAGAGTTGCTCGTCAATCAGGATGGCGTGGTCGGCTTGAACTTCCTTCCGGCGCCGACTGTGCGCCGGGTGGAAGGCCCTCGTGGGGAACTGTACGGGTTCGTCCAGGACTTCAAAGGCCGGTTCGGCTACTCTCCGCAGGAGTTTCAGAAGATCCTAACCCAGCGCACGGACGCTATCCGTCAGGTCACGCAGCCGGGCGCCGCTCGACCCCCGGGCAACATGCTACAGCGCGTCTCTGCGCTGGAGCCTTGGGAGGTGTCGCACTTCCGCTTGCGCGGGAAGCACCGCCGGAGCGTGTACGGCTACTCGGTCCTCGAATCGTCACGGTGGATATGGAAGCGCCTCATGCTGCGCGAAGATGCCGCGGTGATGTATCGACTCCAGCGAGCGCCCGAGCGCTTCGCCTTCTATGTCGACGTCGGCGATCTACCTCCGGCCGAGGCGTTGGCGTTCGTCAACAAGATCCGGCAGCAGCACAAGAAGAAGCGGTTCGTCAACCCGTCTACCGGCAAACTCGATATGAAATTCGAGCCGCTGTCCCAGGATGACGACTTCTGGGTTCCGGTGCGTAAGGGTGTGGAGGGTACGCGGATCGAGGTACTCGGCGGCCCGTCCTGGCAGCACATGGACGACGTAGAGTATTTCCAGACGAAGCTGTTCACCGCAATGAAGGTGCCCAAGGCGTACCTGGCTCAGGACGACAACACGGCAAGAGCGGTCCTCTCTAGCGAGGATGTCCGGTTCGCACGGTCTGTCTTGCGAGTCCAGCGGGAGGTCCGCAACGGTCTTCGCAAGGTGGCCCGGACGCACCTGGCGGCGCTCAATATCGACCCCTACGCGAGCGACTACACCATCCACATGACCGTGCCTTCGGCCATCTTCGAGTTGGCTCAGTTGGAGGTACGGAACGCGCGGGCTGACTTGGCTTCGCGTATGCGCGAGCATGTCTCGCTGCGGTGGGTGTTGGAGAACATCTACCAGCTATCGGACGAGGACATCAAACTCATCATTCAAGAGCGGTCCGAGGATGTGATCCGAGAGGGCAAGGCTCAGGCCGAGGTCGAGAAGATGAGCGCCATGGCGCAGGCTTCGGTAGAGCAGGCATCGGGTGGAGGTGGAGGTGGTGGCGGTGGCGTGGAGTCGCTCGCAGCCCCTTCGGGTATGCGGAGGCTCGAACGCAAGATCGCTGCGATACCCCGTCAGTTGCGTGGGGCTATCACCGAGAAGGAGCTTCTAAGAGGGAATCGCGAGGCCGAGAAGCGGGCCGAGGGAAAGTTGGACAGCATCCTCCGGTCGAACAGTGCGAACAGCCAACGCTTGCGGGAGAGCGTGGCGCTTCTCCGAGAGGTCGTGGCAGCGGCGCATGGCCGCTGAGTCTACCTTTCGTTTGACAGACGGTTCGAGGAACAGCTAGTGTCGCCCAAGATGATCGAGAGCCCCAACAAACTCCTACCGGATGCCGAATTGCGGCGTCTTCGGTCAGGGAGCTACGAGGTAAAGATCGAGGAGGTCGCCCGAGCGGTCCGTGCGGGCCTTGGGGACGTTCCTTTCGAGGTGGTGGCGACGCAGGAGTACGGGGCTGTGGTGTACTCCGGTGGGAAGTACGTTCGCGTGGAGTTGACCGAGGATGGCCCGACGCTCTCGGACCTCGATGTCGAGGTATTCGACATGACAAGCATGCACGGTTTCGTGGGGAGGGAGGCCGGCGTTGTTGTCGACCTGTTCCTTCGTGGCGAGATGAAATCCGCTGTGTCCCGATTGGAGAATCTAGTTCCGAAGACCCGTGTCTCGGGCGGCAAGGTTGCAAAGATCGAGGGCATGATAGCGGCCCCGCGACCGTGGAGGCGGCTCTTCGAGGCGCGTGAGGACCACATTCTCGGCTTCATCGAGGGCGATGTGGAGGCTCTCGAAGAAGGCCGGTTGCGCCAGAAGTTCGGTAAGTTGTATGATGGGGCGATCGAAGAGGGCAAACTCAGTGCCTACGAGGATCGCGTGACAGAAGGTCTGAGGATCGTGATTGACAGGCTGGGTCAGATTCGAGACGAGGTAGGGACAGCGTTGGCAGTAGCGACCACTACCCTTTCCGAGTCCACCGGGCCTATCGCTGATATGTTTGCTCGATTTGCTGACGATCTGTTCGCCGACCTCTGTGCGATCCATGAATCAGGCTCCCACGCAATTGAGGCGGTAGACGATATCCGCTCCCGTGGTAGACTCTGCGACACGCTCGTCGGAGGGTTGCACGATCGGGAGGTCGCTGGCCGCTTCGTCGTGGTGGTGGCCAATAGAATGGTCGAGGCCAGCTAGGAGGAATGGTATGACTTTGCTCAGGCACGCGGTGGTAATCACCTCCCTGGAGGAGGACTTCCGGCGCATTGGCCTCATCAAGGAAGATCACCCCGGCGAGGGAGAGGACGTCCTTGCGGAGTCCGAGTCCGAGGAGACCGACGAGTCCGATTACGACGTGGACTTCGACGACGACGAGGACGAGGCAATCTCCAAGGCCCGCCCCGACTCCGACGAGGCCGACGAGGCCGACGAGGCCGACGAGTCCGACGAGTCCGACGAGGATGTCGCTATGGCCGAGGCCGTTGCTTTCCACGAGAGTGCGAAGGCGATGTGGCAGGAGTTCGGTGAGGATGGCATCGAGACGATCGATCTCGACTCGGGGCAGATGTCCGCTCTGGAGGGCATGGGGGATACCACCACGCTCCCCGGCGGTGTCATCGACGAGACCATCGACGCTGACGACGAGGACGAGGCCATCGACGAGGACGACGACGAGGATGAGGGCGAAGACGCCCCCAACCCGTTCGAGTCCGTGTCCGAGGCCATGAGCGCCATCGAGGCCATCCTGGACGAGGACGCGCGGCCGACCGACTCTCTGGAGGAGGCCACCCCAGCGTTCGCCAACCTCGCGCTCATCTCGGAGAAGCTGTACGGTTTCTTCACCGAGACCGCCGAGGCTCAGGACGATGCCGAGTACGCGGAGATTGCCGAGGCGTACAAGAGCATCGCGCAGTACTCGGCAGCGATCGTGGACACGCTCAAGACCGAGAGTGCCGACACGATCAACTTCGAGGCCCTCACGGAGACGTTCCAGGACTACCTGGCGACGGTCCTCCAGGGCTTGGAGACCTTCGCCATCCTCCGGGAGGCCGATGAGGACGAGGACGAGGACGAGGACGACGGTGAGGAGCAGGACGAGGGCGATGAGGGAAACGGGTAAGGCGACGACTCCGCGCGCTGGCCCTCCGTAAGGGGCGTACAACACGGCGTCGTCGCACAGCGTATTCCTCGGGGAGACGGGAAGTGGTAGGGATGGAGAAGAGTCCAGTGAAGCGTCAGACTCGAAGCGTAGGAGGATCGCGTTCGGGGCTGGATTTCACTGTCGACCTTCCCAAGACGAGCATACGGTCCGACGCCAGTCTGGACCGTGGGCCGTTCCGGTCCAACTTCCGCTGGAAGGTGTCATGATGGGACAATTGACTGCGACTTCCCCATCCACCGAGAACCAGTTGATCGACGAGCAGGTTCACCCCTGCAAGCTCGAACTGGTCGAGGGGGAAGGCGAGAAGAAGGGCCGCGTGTTTGCACGTGGGGAGTTCGGCCATGCGGTCAACCCCACAGCGAACGGACGCCGATACCGGCACAACATCTGGGAGAACAATTTCTCTCGCCTCCAGTCGAACCTGGAGTCCAAAAAGGTGCTGGGCGAACTCGACCACCCCACGGATGGGCGCACGGCACTGCAACGCGCTTCGCACGTTATCACCGGCCTCCGCTTGGAGGACGACAAGGTGATGGGTGAGGCCGAGATCCTCGACACGGCCAAGGGCCGAGACCTGAAGGCGATCCTCGCGGCGGGTGTTCCGGTGGGCATCAGTTCCCGTGGTTTCGGGAGCACCAAGCCGGGCAAGGACGGCATCGAGGAAGTCCAGGAGGACTACAAACTCGTCACCTTCGATTTCGTGGCTGAACCAGCCGACCCGTCGGCCTATCCCGAGGTGGTCTTCGAGAGCGCCGAAGAGGGCGCGGCCATGATGTTCGAGGGTGTGGCCTTCGAGACGGCCGAGCCGGAAGGTGCTTCTGAGGGTGAGGACGAGGGCGATGACGAAAACGTCGCTCCTGTCGTAGGTTCAGCACCTCCGGGCGAGGCAGAGATGGCCAAGCGCTTCGGAGAGAAGGTGGCTGCCGAGGCTGCCGCTGCGCCGAAGTCCGCCGAGGCAGAGATGGCCGCGCGGTTCGCCGCGAAGGTTCTGTCCGACGCCGAGGGAAACGATGTCTCGGTCGAAGACCTCCGGCAGGAGTTTGCGGACCAGATCGTAGATCGTATCGCTGCCCTCCGGGGTGACGTCGAGAAGCAGGTTCGCGCTGAGATGGCAGCGGACCCCGCAGTTGCAGGTGCGAGAGCGGCCTTGGAAGACGTGCAGCGGGCGTTGCTCCCGTTCGCCCTGACCGAGGATGCCCACGCGCTGGTCGCAGAGCGCGACGATGAGATACACGCGCTCCGGTCCAAGCTCGAAGAGGTGGAGCAGACGATCGAGCAGCACGAGACGCTGATCGAAACGCTCACCGAGGCGGCTCGGGAGGCAGGCTACAGGTACCACCTGGAGTGCTTGCTCCATGAGGATGACGCAGAGATCGAGCGGCTTCGCGTGATCGTTGGGGATGTCTCGCAGTACGACTCCCCGGATGCGCTTCGCACTCGTGTCGAAGAGGCGTATCAGGAGATGCAGACGTTCCGTATCGAAGAGGAGCGTGTGCAGCAACAACGGTCGGAGGAATCTGATCGTCTACGCGGCAAGAACCAGGCATTGGCGGAGGGGCTGGAGAAAGCCCTCGTCGCCAACCGGGACCTGGCTCTACAGGTCTACGCATCCAAGAGGTTGCAAACTCACCCTCAAGGTGCGAAGATCCTCCGCATGCTCGAACGATCAGGGCTTCAGTCCCAGGAGCAAGTGGATGCACTGATCGAGGACTTCCGTGAGCCGAAGCGCGACGCGGACGACCTCGAAGCAGTGCGTGCTCGCGTTCGTGCTCAACTGCATGGTGGGGCGGAGTATCTCGAAGAAGACACGCAACCCTCTGGGCCGCGTGGTAGTGGATCGAAGGACTACAATGGTCTCGGAGCGTCCCTGGCTGACTTGAAACACCTGGCAGGACTGCGAGACTGAGAAAGAACTTCTGGCGGGCGACGACGATCCGCCGTGGGAAAGACTAAGGAGGCAAGCCGTGGAAGCTCGACAGATGCTTCAGGAAGAGGGTCGTCGAACGATCGCCGACCAGAGCTACGTCGGGGCCTTGATCCGGAAGTGGGGAGACTTCCTGGAGGGCCTCGCCGATCGATCCGAGCAGGACAGGTACATCCTCGGATGCACCGCCATGCTCATGGAGAACGAGAGCCTCTGGCTCCAGTCTCTCACGGAGGAGACGCGCACGGTGAACGTCGGTTCGTTCACCAAGTTCATCTTCCCCGTTTTGAGGCGAGTTTTCCCGAACCTCATCGCCAACGAGATCGTCTCGGTCCAGCCGATGACGGCCCCGATCGGTGCTGTCTTCTTCCTCGACTACGTGTACGGTTCGACCAAGGGCGGCACGACCGAGGGGAACGTGTTCCCACGTGACTTCGATCGTGACTACTCCAGCGAGTACGTCAACGGCGAGTCGATGGTGACCGGCGATGGCGTCAACTTCGGTGGTGGTGGTGGTGCGCTCGACCTCACCGGGACCCTCGCGTGGACCCCGGTTCGGCCCCTCGATGCTGCTCGTGAGTTCTCGTGCGCCATCCGGGAGGTTTCGGCGGCGGACGGGTCGACCGTGCAGGAGGCCGTCGACGATGGGGCGGGCGGCTTCACGTTCACCCCGGCCGGTGGACTCACTTCAGGCTCGATCAACTACGCGAACGGCGCGGTGACTGGGTTCCAGTTCCAGAACATCCCCGCCCTCGGGAACCAGGTCAAGGCGTACTACTACTTCGACGGGGAACTCAACACCAAGGTTCCCGAGATCAAGCTCGACATCAAGAAGGCGCCGGTCGAGGCCAAGCCGCGTCGACTCAAGGCCCTGTGGTCGAGCGAGGCGGCGGAAGACCTCCGTGCGTTCCACGGTCTCGACGCCGAGACCGAGATCGTGTCGATCATCGCTCAGGAGATCGCGCTGGAGATCGACCGCGAGATCATCAACGACCTCTTCCTGGCTTCGACGGGGACCACCGGCACGTTCGACCGCATCCCGCCCGGTGGCATCTCGGAGATCGACCACATCCGAGCGCTGATCACGCAGATCAGCACCGTCTCGAACCTCATCCACAAGAAAACCCTCCGCGCCCCGGCGAACTGGATCATCACGAGCCCCGAAATCTCGGCGCTCCTGACCCAGTTGACCACGCACGGCGACTTCAAGCCGATCTGGTCGTCGGACATGAACCCGAACTCGCCGACCGACGTACCTCGGCCGCGCACGGCGCATGGGCAGTTCTCGATCTACAAGACCGGGACGCTCATGAACAAGTGGGTCGTCTACGAAGATCCCTTCTTCACGACCAACAAGATGATGGTCGGTCTGAAGGGCGGCAGCTTCCTGGAGTCCGGCTACTGCTGGGCGCCCTACGTGCCCCTCCAGGTCACGCCGACCTTCCTCGATCCGAGCGACTTCAGCTTCCGCAAGGGCCTCCGGACCCGCTACGCGAAGAAGCTGCTTCGCCCGGACTTCTACGGCCAGTTGACGATCAACAACCTGTAGGCGTACCGCCTGCGGCGCTGGTCTGAGACTGACCCCGGTTCGTTCATGACGGCCGCTGGCTCCCAAGGGGCCGGCGGCCGTTTGCTTTGAGAGGCTGCGACCAATGGTCGCACCTGGTAAGGTAGAGGACGATGGCGAAGACGAGCACGGACGATGTGTTGGCCGACTTGAAGCGAGTCGGCGCGGTTGGGGGCGCCCTGAAAGCTCCTATACTCCCTGAGAGTGTGGTCACCGAGGTGGAGGTCGAGCAGGGGCCTCCAAGCGTGGTCCTTCGGGACCTCCGGGGGACGAAGGCGGCCGAGGCCATAGATGACGCGGTGCGCTATACAGACGACGCCGTGAGGGCGTTCGAGGGACTCCGGGAGGCGCTGACGCGACTCCGAGAGGTCTGGGCGCCTGTCGATGACGTCGATGAGGGGCTGGAGACAGTCCTGGAGACGCCTGAGACGCCTCTGGAGAGCGCAGAAGCGACGGAAGCACCTTCCACACCCCTGAGCCCCCCGAAGCCGTCAGAGGGCACCCAGGAGCCTCCGATTCCTGACGAGGAGGCCCTAGCCCGCGCCCGAGAGGCCGCGCGAAGGAAGATCCTCGGAGAGGACATCCCCGAAGGAGAGCGCGAGGGAGACGAAGCAGAAGAGAACGTCCCGTTCGTCGGGATGGAGCGGGCGATGCCACCGGGGCAGGAGCCCGAGGAGATAACGATCGGTACGGTCGGCAAGATCAAGCCGAGTTTTCCAGCGGAGGGATGATATGGCACGTAGGTTCAGGAAGAAGGCAGGACTGGGGGCTTTGTGCCTCCCTGGTGTCGGTGGCATCGGCAACGACTCGATCGTGGAGGGCGACGAATACGCCCGCTTCTGCCCGGCCGTACTCGAAGAGGTCTTCGACGAGGCCCCTGTCGTGCCCAAGCCAGTCGCGAAGAAGGTAGCGGCGACACCGCCACCGCCTCCTCCTCCGGCTCCTCCGGCCGATGACGAAGAGCCCGAAGGCGAGGATGA